GAACAAAAGACTGCTATCAAGGAAAAGTATGTTCAAGCAAGAAAGAAATTAGCAGAACAAGAGTTTGCAGCAAATGCTCAAGTTGTATCACAAACACTTGATGCGATTGCTAAATTATCAGGAGCAATAGCAAGTTCATATGATGAGGAAGCAAAAACAAGTAAAGAAGCGTTTGAGAAAAGAAAGAAACTACAGATTGCTACAGCATTAATGTCAGCAGCATCGGGTGTTATCCAAATCTTAACCCAACCATCTACTTTACCTTCACCATTTGATTGGATTGTAAAAGGGATTAATGCAGCAGCACTTGCTGTAACAACAGGTGTTCAAATTTCAAATATTAAGAAAACACAATTCGGTGGTGGTGGAGATAGTGGTGCTAGTACTAGCGGTGCGTCAGCAGCAAACCTTGGTAGAAACTATGAAGAAGGTGGTTTGATTGGTGGAAGAAGACACGCACAAGGTGGAACAATGATTGAAGCTGAAGCTGGTGAAGCCATAATGACAAGAGGTGCAGTAACTATGTTTGCACCTATGTTAAGTATGATGAACCAAATGGGTGGTGGAACATCGTTCGGTAATCAGTTATTTACAAAACCTGATATGGCTGCGGTAGCAAACCCACAACAAGAACAAGCACCAGTAATAATGAAAACTTATGTTGTTAGTAATGAACTAACATCAGAGAGTGAAAAACAAGCAAGGTTAAAGGACCTTTCAACACTATAATATGGCTAAGGGAAAATCACAATCAAGTAATAAAACATCGTTTGGTAAACGTAAATCACAACCAAATGGTCAAAAGTCATTTGGACCTAAATCTCAAAAACCAAAGAAGTACAGAGGCCAAGGTCGTTAAATTTATATTTAATAATATGAGGAAAGATAAAACATATGAATTAAGGATTGACGAGGAAGATGAAATATCAGGAATTGATAGTATTTCCCTTGTTGATGAACCAGCAATTGAGGTAAATTGGGTAGCGTTTAATAAGCATAAACACTCATCAACTGAACAATGTTTCAATATCCCTGACGGTCAAGATAAATCATATTTAGAAAAATTTAGTGATAAGGGACAATCTGAAGAAGACCTATTATCTCAAGGATGGGAAGTGTATGAAGAACAAGAGAAGTTTGTTTCCTCATCACCAAACGCACCGTCATTTGAAGATACAGATGATTTTCTTTATAGATACAAATATACATTAAACCCACAAGCACCAGGTTCACCAATCAAAGAGACAACAAGAGATTTTTGTAGAGAGTTACTGAATAAGAACTTTGTCTACAGAGTGGAAGATATGGATGAAATTATCAATGATGAAGGTGATAGTGCGTTACTTTGGAGAGGTGGTTACAATTGTAGACATTCTTGGAAATTATTAAAATATCGTAGAGGTACTGACATTGTTAACAAAGGGTCAATTACCAAAGGTAGAGTTGAAGGAGTTAATAGTTACGATGTAATTGGATACCCACAACCTGACACAAGAGTACCTGAGTGGCCGTCATTCTCAAAACAAGGTTTTGAAATAGGTGTACCACATTATACCAAAGATGGTAAATTATATGAGGGTCCAACACACAAGGACGCAAGTGGTAGATTAATGACAGGTGCGGTACATACAGAAGATAGTGAATATCTATATCACGAAGGTGAATTAATGGTAGTTTGTAAAAAATGTGGTCACAAGTGGGAGATGAAAGACGGTGGTGATAAACCATATATGTGTAACAAATGTGGTTATGATAATTTTGGTTATGACAATTCATTACCATCTTATGTTGACCAAGTATCAGGTAAGACAATAGAAAAATCTATTTCGTTTGAAAGTTATAATGATTATCCTGAGAGTGCTAAGAACAACGCTTGTAAGGTATTAAGATGGAGAGATGAACACGGTGATGAAGTTAAGGGAATGACCCAAGTAGGTTGGACCCGTGCTAATCAATTGTGTAAAGGTGAAAACATATCAGAAGAAACAATTGCTCGTATGGCTTCATTCGCAAGACATAGAGAAAATGCTGAAGTGGCTGCTGAGTTTAAATCTACACCTTGGAAAGATAAAGGTTATGTTGCTTGGTTAGGATGGGGTGGAACAACAGGTATTGAATGGGCGTCAAACAAATTGGAAAGTATTAGAAATAATATGTCCAAACAAAAGTTCCAAACCGATGATGAAAAACGTATGGTGGTTGGACCAGCAATGGTTCCTGACCTTAAGATATTCCGCAGAGATATGATGGGTAATCCATACTATGTATTCTTCAGTGCAGAGACAATCAAGATGATTGCTGAAAAGTATATGAGGAATAAGTACATTGACAACAATGACACCAACCACGATGGTAAAGCGGTGTCAGATGTTTATGTTGTTGAGAGTTGGATTAAGGAAGATAAAGAAGATAAATCAAACAAGTATGGTTATAGTGACCTTCCTGTTGGAACTTGGTTTGTATCAATGAAGGTACGTAATGACGAGGTTTGGAAGAAAGTTAAGAATGGTGAATTGAAAGGATTTAGTGTATCAGGGTTCTTTGAGGAGATTGCTGACTTTGCCAAAGAACATATGTTCTTACAAGAAGTAGTGAAGATATTAAACAAATACAAATAGTGTTTGGGAATATATATATAAACTTATATTTAATAGTATAAGATAATAAATTAAATAAGAAAAAAAGATTATGCAAAATCCAAAAACAGCAATTCAAGAAATTAAAAAATTGATGGTGCAGTTTGGTTTTATGTCTGATGAACCTGTTTTAGCTTCTTTTAAATTAGAAGATAATACAATTGTTGAAACTTTAAAACTTGAAGTTGGTAGTAAAATCACCAAAGTGAGTGATGAGTTTGAAAGAGTTGCATTAGAAAGTGGTTCATATAGATTAGTTGAAAACTTTGAAATTGAAGTTGAAAACGGAACAATCAAATCTGTAAAACAAATTTTTGTTGATGCTAAATTAGTAGATGGAACCCAAATTAAAGTAGAGGGTGAAGACCTATTAGAAGGCGCTAAGGTTGTTGTAGTAACAGAAGAAGGTGAATTACCTGCTCCCGATGGTGTACACGAACTTGAAGGAGGACTTAAGGTAGAAACTAAAGAAGGTGTTATTACAAGAATTGAGCAAGTAGTTTCTGAGGATATGGGTGAGATTGAAATAGAAGGACCAAAAGGTTCTGAAGTTGAAGTTGACACACCAGACCCAATGGACGAATTTGTTGCTTTAGTTAAAGATATGATGGAAAAAATATCTGAGAAAATGAAAGCAATGGAATACAAAGTTAAAAGTATGAATGAAGAATTTGAAGCATTCAAGAAAGAACCAGCAGGAAAGAAAATTTCTGATGGTAAAACAGATTTTAATAAACAATCAAGTTCTGATGATGTAATTGCTGAGAGATTAGCAGCAATTGCAGCAATGAGAAAAAAATAAAATTATAAATTAAAAAAAATAAAGAAATGAAAATTTTAAAGAAAGAAAACTTTTCGTATGACGTGTCTACAATTGGTTCATATGTTGACCAAGTAGGTGGTGAGTTATTATCAAAAGCACTTATCGGTGCAACTACTCCAAAATACGTAAACGTAAGATTAGGTATCAAAGGAACACAAGCGTTGAACCTATTAAACTCTAACATCGTGTTCCAAGCAGGTGAGTGTGGATGGGACCCACCAACCGGTACAACTACAACTTTTACTCAAAGAAGTATTACAACTTGTGCTGAGAAATATAACGAAGCATTATGTTACCAAGACTTATTTGACACTTATCAATCAATGTTGATGCAACCTGGTCAAACTCAAGAAACTGTTCCATTTGAACAACAAATTGCTGACCTTAAGGTAAAACAAATCCAACAAAGAATTGAGCAAAAATTATGGCAAGCAACTACAGGTGGTGGTGATTGTTTCACAGGTTTCAAAGGATTAATCGTTACAGGAACTACAGGTGTAGGTAACTCAAGTGGTACTACATTCAGTAACTCAGTTGCTTACGGTACTGCTGGTAACCCTATCACAGAAGTTGATAACTTAATCAACGCATTATCTGATGACGCAATGTCTCGTGATGATTTACGTGTGTTTATGTCTTACGCAAACTTCCGTGTTTACGTTCAAGCATTAACTAAGGCTAACTTCTTCAGTAACTACATTGGTTCATCTGAAATTACAGGAAATATGGAAGCTATCCATCCTAACACTAACGTTAAAGTTATTCCAACTATCGGTTTGAATGGTTCTAACAAAGTGGTTATCGGACCAGCAGAATATTTCGTGGTTGGCTTTGATTTGCTATCGGACCACGAAAAATTAGTAATCTGGTACTCTAAAGATTTTGATGAGTTACGTTTAAGAGCAAACTACAACTACGGTGCACAAATCGCATTGTTTGGTTCAACAGTTTATTTCGCAACTAACAACTTAGCATAATTGTTCTAAAATAGATTAAAAACAGAGGGGTGAAAGTCCCCTCAAATTTAAATAAACGAATTAACTTAATAATTATAATATATGAGTTGCTACATTTCACAAGGCGTTACTTTAGGATGTTCAGATGGTATTGGTGGTATTAAAACGATTTACGTTTTAGGTGCTACGGGTTCTACTGTTCCTGATGTATCTGCTGTATCAATATCTGGTTCTACTGGTCCTATCACAGGCATCACAGGACAAGGTTCTTGGTTCCAATTTGAATTGAAGCGTAACACTTCTTCATTATCACAGAACGTAACCAAATCTTTTGAGAATGGTACAATCTATTTTGAACAAGTATTAACTGCGGTTCTTTACAAATATGACCAAGATAAACGTAATCAGTTGAAACTGTTGTCACAAAACGATGCTATCCAAATTATTGCGGTTGACCAAAACGATGTACAATACTATTTAGGACAAGTAAATGGTATGTTCTTATCAGGTGGTTCAGCAGCAACTGGTGTTGCGTTAGGTGACAGAAACGGATTTGAATTGATTTTCACAGGTCAAGAACCACAACCTGCTAACGTAATTAGTGGTAATTTACCATCTATCTTTACTGCAGGTGGTTTCAATGACTAAGAGAAAAAGTAGGTCTGTTGTGGACTGAATTTCTATATCTCTATTCTATAAAGAGGGGCGTCTAGCCCCTTTTTTATTTTTATGAAAACCAATTTGGGATTTTTTATATTTAGTTATATAGGATAATCATTATGCTAATATTACAGAAAGGACAACAAAACGAATTGGTTTTGAATATTAATAATAATTCAAGACAAGACTTTTCAGGTTATACTTTAACATTTGTTCACGTGCTATCACAGGAAGAAAAGACTTATACTATTAGTACAAGTAATCCTGCTGAGTTTGGTGAGAATGATAGGTATTGTGAGATTGTTTTGAATTTTCAAAATCCTGGTCAAGACCTTAATTATGAAGGTCAATATCAATTACAAATTTTTGGTAATGGTACTAATCTTGTATACACAGGTATGGCGAGATTGGATGGTACTGCTGAGAAAGGTAATGACTTTATTTCATATGTTTCTTCAAATGAAGACAATGAACAATTTATATATATACAAGATTAACTATGAGTGAAAAACAAAAATATCAATTAGAAAGAGTGAACTTTGGTCAAGAACCATTGTTACCTGTATTCAGTGAAGTGTTTCAACGTTACCCGTGGGTATGGTATGGTGAGAACAATTTAATGCCTCAGTTCCTTATTACTCGTTATAACAATTGTGCAATACACAAAGCTGTTGTAATTTCCAAAAGAGAACAGATAATGGGTGATGGTGTTGTATCATTAAACAACCCAATGGCAACAATTAACCTTGTTAACAAAAAAGAAAATGTATCCGATGTAATGAAAAAATGTGCATTGGATTTAGTTTTATTTGGAGGTTACGCATTAAACGTAATATGGTCAAGAGACAGAAAGACTATTGCTGAAATTTATCACCTTGACTTTAGTAGAGTTAGATGTGGTAAGATTAACGAAGATACAGACGAGATTGAAAAGTTTTATTATTCTGCTGAATGGTCTAATATAAAAAAATTTCCACCTGAAGAATATGATGCATTTAACCAAGAAGATGGAAAACCATCTCAAATATATTACTATAAACAATATAGTCCAAGTAACAGTTATTATCCTCAGCCTGATTATAGTGGTGGTCTCGCAGCAATTGAGATTGATGTAAACATCAAAGAGTTTCACGCAAACAACTTAAAGAATGGTATGATGCCATCTTTATGGATTAATATGAACAATGGTATTCCTGGCGAGGAAGAACAAAGATTGGTTACAAGAGCATTAGAAAGTCAGTTTACATCTGTAAACAATGCGGGTAGACCAATCATCTCATTCAATGAGAGTAAAGAATTATCACCTGAAATTACACAAATACAACCATCAGCAAATGATGGATATTATGCGGCAATCTATGATGACATTGTACGTACCATACTTTCCGCTCACAGGGTTTCTTCAGGTGAGTTGTATGGAATATCCACCGCAGGAAAATTAGGGACTAGAAACGAAATTGTGGACCATTCTGAG